AATCTGATACCCGCTTCAAAGACCTTTACCTGTCAGGCACTGCTAATGTAGGAAACCAACTAAAATTTAATGCTCACTCTGGTTATGATGAAAGAACTATAGGTTTAGATTCAACAGGATTATTCGTTTACAACACAACTGATTCTCGATACGACTTATCTATAGATGGATCTGGCAATCTTTTGGTGGGGAAGACTTCTGCCTCTGGTTCCACAGTAGGAGGAGAAATTCGTGCCACTGGTGCTGTTTTAGCAGTACGTGATGGAGATTTCGCTGGATACTTTAACCGTAAAACATCCGCCGGCGAGATTGTACGTTTTGTAAAAGACACCACAACAGTCGGTAGCATTGGTACTAGAGGCGATGATGTTTATTTAGAGACGGGTGACACTGGCATACGAATGTATGACCAATCTGATGCAATTATTCCTGTTGGCTCTACTGGCGTTTCTAGAGATGCCGCTATTGATTTAGGTATATCTAATATACGCTTCAAAGACCTTTACCTGTCAAGTTCTGTCTTGGTAAACGCGGCTGTACCTCGCGTTACACTCACTGATACAGACGGAACAAATACCATAGGCGACATACGACAAGCCAGTGATGCAACAGTAATTAAATCTAGGAACGGCTCATCGAATGGTTCGATTAAATTCGCTGGAGAAGACGGAACAACAGAAACTGAGTACGCTAGGTTTAATGCCTCTGGCGATCTTTTGGTGGGGACTACTGATACTTTTGTAGGTGATAACGCCACAGGTGGTGGCATTAGTTTTGCCTCTGGTGGTGCCGCATCATTCGCTAGGTCTGCTGGAACAGTAATGTATGTTAACAGGACAGGTTCTAGTGCTGGAGAAGCTATTGAGTTTCGATACAACGGCGGTGATGTTGGCAATATTTCTGTTACCGCTTCTGCCACGGCATTTAACACTTCCTCAGACCAACGCCTCAAGGAAAACATTGCAGACGCCGATGACGCTGGAAGCAAAGTAGACGCTATCCAAGTACGCAAGTTTGATTGGATTGCCGACGGCTCTCACCAAGACTACGGCATGGTCGCGCAGGAGCTTGTCACTGTTGCACCTGAAGCAGTCACTGGAGACGCTGACTCAGACGAAATGATGGGCGTGGACTACAGCAAGCTAGTCCCAATGCTCGTTAAAGAAATACAATCACTACGCGCTCGCGTACAACAACTGGAGAATAACTAATGGCTACATGGACTATTGCAACGCTTGAACGAAACACTGACTCAGCCCAAGGGGTAATCGTAGCCCACTGGCGGGTCACTGAAGAAGAAACTGTGGGAGAAGATACTTACACCGCTTCATCCTATGGAACCTGTGGCTTCACCCCAGACCCCTCCTCAGAGGATTACATAGCTTATGATGACCTAACGGAAGCCGACGTGATTGGCTGGTGTCAGGGTGAGTTAGACGTTGAGGCTATTGAGGCTGGTCTGACTGCTAACATTGATGAGCAGAAGAACCCAACAACCGCTGATGGAGTGCCTTGGTAATGAGTGAAGAGCAAACAATCGTCATTAACGACGAAGAACATAACGTGTCTGAGTTGACTGTTGAAACCCAGATGCACGTTGCCCGTGTCGCTGAGATTCGCCAAGAAATCGCACGTCTGCAAATGCAGATCAACGAGCGTCAAGTTGTGCTGAATGCTTACGGTGACGCTATCGTCAATGCAGTTAAGCCTGCTGAAGATGAAGAGCCAGAAGCAGAAGTGGTGCAGTAGACTATGGACGTGGGGTCGGTAAGCGGACCTGCTCAAGTTAGTTGGAAGCAGATCGCTGTACAAAAGCAAGAGCGTCTACGGACAGGTGCGGAAGGCGAGCCGATAAAAGAGGTTGTGGAGACGATTATACCCGTCCTATATACCCAGAAAGGCAACAAGATTGAAGCTACAACTCTTGCTCCTACACAAAGAGTGGACATAAGCGTATGACACCTACAGAAAAAGCCATAGCAAAGATTGAAGCGCATGAAAAAGAATGTGCTCTTCGGTATGAAGCCATTGAACAGCGCCTACAGTCAGGCGATAAGCGATTTGATCGCCTTGAAATGATGATTTGGGGGGTATACGTCACTGTCATTGTAGCTGTCGCGCTACCGCAATTTATGGGGTAAGGCATGATTATTGAGTCTGTTGCAGCCGCTGGTATGTTGCTCCAGCAGATCAATTCGGTGATCCAGCAAGTTAACGAGACCGGAAGCGGCGTCCAGCAAGCTATGGGTCTAATCTCAGACTTTGGCGAAGCTCTGAATCAGTTTGAGGTTGACCGTAAATCATCGACCTTTAAACCGCTGAGTCAAAACGACATCTTGCAAATCCAGATGCTTAGAAGGCAGTACGAGCGACACTGGCAGTCAGTCAATGACCTTCTTCTGGTGGTAGATCCCAAGCTGTTGGATGACTTCAAAAAAGCCAAGGCAGAACAAGAGCAACGTAGGCAGGCGCACATGGCTATGGTTGCAAAGAAGAGAAAGGAGCGAGAGGCTCTTATCAATAAGATCTTAGTAGGTGGAACAACCGCTGTTATTGGCGGCGGTATAGCGTTCGGTATTATTTATCTAGTGATTAGAGCATTTGGGCCATGAGCAGAGAAATTTCATCCATCAGTCGTGTAGGCACTACAGAACCGTTTGAGCTACAAGTTAAACGCGGTCAAGTCGGTTGGCATTACGCTATTTTCAAGTTTGGGTTCAACCCAGATGTTGACGATAGCTTAGAGACCGTATGGGCTGAAGGCGGATTGTATAGCTACATCGAAACCGCTACGGCGTTAAAAGTATCTAGTTCTTCTACAAACGATACATCAGCAGGCACAGGTGCGCGTACCGTTACCTTATCTGGACTAGATGCTAACTACGCAGAAATCAGTGAGACGGTGACGTTGAACGGTCAAACGGCGGTCAACACCACAAATACTTATATCCGTATCAACCGAATGGTGGTGAATACTGCTGGGTCTGGTGGGCAAAACGCAGGTGTTATTTATGCAGGTGACGGCACTGTGACATCTGGTGTTCCTGCTGATAAGTACGCAACGATTGCTATCGGTGACAATCAGACGCTTATGGCGCTGTGGACGGTTCCAGCAGACCACACAGCCTATTTGCTTCAAAAAGATATTACTGCCGCTACGACGCAAAATAACAAATACGCCAACGTCCACTTAGTTGCGCGGCCTTTTGGCGAAGTCTTTCAGACCAAAGACAAACACGTTATCGATAACGGCGTTTTGCATCAGACTTACAGCATTCCTTTGAAGTTTGAAGAAAAAACAGACATAGAAGTTCGCTGCATTGGAGATTCTGCGGCTGCTGATATAGCCGTGTCTGCTAGTCTTGATATCATCTACATACGAAACGGTGATTCTCTGTGAACGCAAAACGGCTAGAAGAAGGTAGTGAATACGCCGAATACGATGCGGATGGGGATGGCGTTGTCACCGACGAAGAGTTAAACACCAGTAAAGAACTGCAAGAGCTACGGCTGCAACATGAACGTGCTGATGCTCAAAGGGCTATGTCATGGTTTGCCTTGTGGGGAATGCTGCTCTACCCCTCGTTAGTGGTTGCATCGGAACTTTTCGGGCTGACGCAAGCAGCAACGATTTTAGGTGATATGGCCGCAGTCTACTTCGTATCTGTTGCAGGTATACTTGCAGCCTTCTTTGGTGCGCAAGCGTGGTCGAATAGGAAATAAACATGAGTTTAGTTGCACAGTTAGTCGGGCCAGTTACAGGGCTGTTGGACAAGTTCATAGAGGACAAGGATCAGAAGAACGCCTTGGCCCATGAGATCGCCACGATGTCAGAGCGCCATGCTCACGAAGCTCTCAAGGGGCAGCTAGAAATCAACAAGATGGAGGCTGCACATAAGTCGTTATTTGTAGCGGGTTGGCGACCTGCTATCGGCTGGATATGTGCGTTAGGACTGCTGTACAACACCATCATCGCCAATATCATCAGTATATGGGTGGAGGTGCCGGAAGTAGATACAACACTGCTCGTGCCCGTTATGATGGGCATGTTAGGTCTAGGCGCTATGCGCTCCTACGAGAAGGTTAACTCCGTCGCACGGGAGAAGTAATGGGTCAGTTGATTGACATGATAAAGCGTCACGAAGGCGTTAAGTCTAAGGTCTACAAGTGTACACAGGGTTTTGAAACCATAGGCGTAGGCCGAAACATATCGGAGTCTGGCCTTGGACTGTCTGATGACGAGATAGATTATCTACTACATAACGACTTAGAGCGTTGCCATCAAGAATTGCAAGATGCCTACTATTGGTACGGCGGCCTGAACAAGGCAAGACGGGATGCTATGGTTGATATGTGTTTCAATCTAGGTATTACACGGCTGCGCGGATTTGTTAAGGCTCTGGAAGCTATGTCCCGTGAGCAGTTTGATATTGCTGCTGATGAGTTTATGGATAGTCGTTGGGCCAAACAAGTAGGTCGAAGAGCCGAAGAAGTTACTGAAATGATAAGGACTGGGGAGTATCGCTAATGCCTTTGCAGAAGTTTATCTTCAATCCAGGAATCAACAAAGAAGGCACCGACTATTCAGCGGAGGGCGGCTGGTTTGACGCTAATCTAGTACGGTTTCGTCAAGGGCTTCCAGAAAAGATTGGCGGCTGGGTAAAGTATATTCAGTCTTCTTTTACAGGGACAGGTAGAAAGTTACATGGCTGGGTAGCTTTAGACGGCACTAAAATCCTAGGCATAGGAACAACGTCTAAATTGTATTGGCAGGAGGGCGCGGCATACAACGACATTACTCCTCTTCGAGAAACTACCGCTGCAGGAGACGTTACTTTTTCTGCAACCAATGGTTCTTCTACTATTAC